AAAGAAAAATTTCGTGGAGAAATTTGGGCTACAAAATCAAAAGACGATGTAGAAAAAGAAGTTTCTTTTATAGCATATGATAATTTGATTTATTTACAGGAGAGTAAGGATAGTTTCTATTTTTCAAAAGGAAAATCAACGAAAGCGGTAATTTCAAGTATATGTAAAAAATGGGGAATTAAATTATCATATAACTATAAAAGTATTACACACCCTAAACTGGCACTGCACAGCAAAAATTTATCAGATATTATTATTGATTTATTAGAAGATGTTAAGCTGAAAACAGGGGCTAAATATTGTGTTAGAAGTATTAAAGGCGTATTGCATATTAATTTAGTTGGTAAAAACTCTACGGTATATCATATTCGGAAAAAACAGAATCTTATGAGTACCTCTGTAGAGAAATCAAAGAGTGGTATGATCACTAAAGTTGTAATCAGAGGACCCCAGGACAAAAAAGGAAAAACTTCTGTTAAGGCTGTTATAAAAGGAAAAACCAGTAAATACGGTACTTTACAGGATGAAGTTAGTAAAAGCAAAGATACCAGCATGAAAGAAGTTCGGAAAGAAGCAAAAGAGATTATCAGTGAAAAAGGAACCCCTTTTGTTACACGTAAGGTAGAAGATGCAGTAGATAATCCGAATATAAATCGTGGAGATAGAGTCTATATTGTGTCTGGAAATATGAATGGTAATTATTATGTTTTGAGTATTGAACATGATGCTGTGAAGAGGACAATGAATTTAGAGGTGAAAAGCATATGAATCAAATAGCAAGTTCTAAATTGGCGCATACTTTACAGAAAAGAATGAAGAATGTTAATCACAATGATAGTGTTGTCTATACGGATATAGGAACCATTGTAGCTGACGATGGATTAAAGCTTGATACTTTTGAACCAGTGATACCTTCGGATGGCTATAGCAGGTGTAGAGCAGCAAGTGAGCTAGAAAAAGGAGATAGGGTCCTTCTTGTATGGGTCAATGGAGAGCCGGTTATCATTGATAAAATTGTATAAGGAGGTATCTCATGGCAAATCTATTTCCAGAAGACGATGTGGAATTGGAAGAAACGGAAATCTTAGAAGATGAGACAGAAGATGACGAGCCAAATTATCAGCCAGGCTTACAAGTAAATGATGAGACAAATGATTTTGTTCTTACTGGGTCTGGAAAAATAAGAGAATGTGACGAAACAGAATCATGGATACAGTGGTGTAAAAAGAATCTTGAAACACCAAGATATCAATGTATTGCTTATTCGGATGATATTGGAATTGATATGGAAGGAATTATGCAATGTAAAACAAGGGAAGAAAGAGAGAGTATGCTATTTGCTGAAATTTCAGAATCTCTTGCAGCGGATCCATATAATCGTACATCATATGTTGAAAAAGTTGAATTTGAATGGGGAGCGGATAGTGTGACTTGTACGGTATCAGCTATAGGAAATGATGGTTCAAGAGCTGAAATAGAAGTTGAGCTTCAGAATTAGCGAGGAGGAGTAATGTGACAGAATATGAAACACCTGAATTTTTACAGGATGATGAAGACGAGGTACATCAGAGAATGTTGGAGCTTCTTCCTGATGATTTAGATAAATCAGAAGGTTCACATATTTGGGATTTGACACGCCCTACGGCTATTGAAGTGGCAGAATTTAAAGAATTTACTATGAATACAGCATTACAAATGATTTTCCCTCAGTTCGCAACTGGTGAGTTTTTAGATTATCATGGTGAAGCAAGGGGAATCATTCGCAAAGATGCAGTTGCGGCAGCAGGGATACTTACTGTAAATGGTGTAAAAGGGACACAGATAAACGAGGGTGATTTATTTGCTACATTGGCAAGTGGAGAAGAAGATATAAGCATGTCATATAGTGCAGATACTACCTGCATAATTCCTGAATCGGGAACACTTGATCTCAGTATTACATGTACAGAGGGTGGTGTTGATGGAAATGTAGCGGCTGACAGTATTATTATCATTGAGACAGAGAATGACGGCATCTTAAGTTGTACAAATCATTTAGCATTTGAAAATGGTATAGATGAGGAAGACGATGAAACCTACAGTGAACGAATTATTGAATATGATCAGGCAAAAGAAATGTCCTTTGCTGGAAGTATAGCAGATTATAAACGGTGGGCAAATGAAGTACCTGGTGTTGGAAGTTGCACGATAATTCCGGCGAGCGATTCTTCAGGACTGGTTACGATTGTCATTGTTGATGCAAATGGAAATCCTGCATCACAAGAAGTATGTACAGCAGTCTACAATTATATAATGTCACCGGATGACCCAGATAGCCGTTTGGCTCCAATCAATGCTATGTTAAGTGTTGTTTCACCATCAGCATTAGTTGTTAAGATAACAGCCACAGTAGAACTTGTAGATTCAGATATAGCCACAGTGAAATCTCTTTTTTATGAGGAAATTAAAAAATATTTGTCGGTTGCAAAAGATGATCATGAGATACGAATTACACAAGTCGGAAAAACTCTAGGTAATGTGGCAGGTGTTTATGATTATAACAATCTGACTGTTAATGGAGATAATGTCAATTTGACATTTGCATCAAATTATACACCGACTATATCTCTTGAAAATATTACTCTAACAGAAGGAAAAGTATAGGGGGAATTGTATGAGATATAGAACAGACTTAATGGAATCTATACTTACCAGTGAAGAAGCACAAAAGATTATAGATTTTGTTACTCCTATATATGGGGAAGCATATGTGTTTTTGTGGTTAATTCAAGTAGTGGGAGCAGCTTTGGATGAATGTATAACTTGTACAGATCAATATTTTAATCAGGTAACACCACAGACTGCGACATGGGCTATAGAATTTTGGGAAGATGAGTATGCTATTATACCAGATTGTTCTTGGGATTTAGAGCAACGCAGGCAAAATGTAATGGCTAGAATGAGATGCAAAGCTCCAATTACGCCACAAAAAATAAAAGATATTGTATCGGCGGCGATAGGCCGAGAGACAATTATTGTTGAAAACATCGGGAAAAATAAATTTGGAGTGTATATAAACGGATATACAACAGATACCAAAAAAGTAATTGAATTAATAAATAAAGCAAAGCCAGCACATTTGATATATGATTTTGTTGTTTCTGATTATACGGAAGCAGAATCAACAGCATATAATCAGATATTTGTAACAGCAAATGAAAATATACAAATTAATGTTGAGTAAATAAGAGAGGGGTATAAATAATGTCTTGGAAAGCACTTATTACTGATGCAGGAAATGAACTTTCTGCGAAAACAATAAGCGGTGGAAATATTAAGCTGACACACGCAAAAGCCGGAAGTGGCACAGTATCAGAACAAGATTTACATTTACAAACAGAGCTTGTAAATGTAAAACAGACGTTAAGTATTGAAAGTATTAAATACAGTAATGCCGTAAATAATATAGAGATTTTACTGGACTGCCGAGGGCTTAAAGAAGCTTATGATTTAGCTCAGATTGGAATATATGCAACAGACCCAGATGCTCGAGAAATACTTTTTGCTATCGCTCAGACAGAGAATCCTAAACATATACCGGCAGAAAATGAGGTCCCTTTTTATTCAATTGATTTTAATTTTGCTTTTGCGCTTAAAAATAATCAGAACATGGTAGCAACAATAGATCAGTCCACATTTGCAACAAAGGAACAGTTATCCGCTGTTGATGCAAGAATTGATAATATTATTGTTAATGCCGGTAGTACAGAAGATAATGCCGAATTAATTGATATGAGAGTAGATGTTGATGGTAAAAGACACAGTACAGCAGAAGAAGCATTGCGGAGTCAGCTTAAACAGAAAGCAAACTTGACAGATATATCTAGCCCGTATCAGTTTAGAGGAGCGTGTTTAAGCGCAAACCTTCCGGGAAGCGGAAATAAAATAAATGATACATATTATGTGACAGACAAAAAATGTAAGTTTACATGGAATGGAGCGGCATGGTATCAGAGCAGTTTGAATGAAAGTGATTATGAGGAAGAGTTAAGTTCGTTAACGGAAGATTTAGCTGATGTAACAATCCAAGCACAATCATCAAATGTGTATGACAAAGATAATCCAGACATGACATTTGAAGGTAATATTGACGCTACTGGCAAACCAGTAGCGTCAACTGGAAGAATGACAATGATTGTCCCATGCGAAGCTGGTCATACTTATTCATTCGTAAAACTGAATACATTGAAAACAGGATACATAAATCAATCCACGAGGTTTTCACAGTACACAAAAGATGGTACTTTCAATGAATTTCTGTCAAATAATGCATTAA